CCGCTGCCGCCGAACGTGCCGCCGTCGCCTCAGTTGCAGGCGCTGGTTCGGGTGTTCGACCTGTCGGCCGGCAAGTACGATGTGACCGTGACCGCTGGTCCGAGCTTCACCAGCCGCCGCGAAGAAGCCGCTACGCAGATGATGGAGTTCATCCGCGTCTTCCCGCAGTCGGCGGGACTGATCGGCGACCTGCTGGCGAAGAATCTGGACTGGCCGGGCTCGGAGCAAGTCGCTGAACGCCTCAAGGCGATGCTGCCGCCTCAGGCGAGGTCGCAGGTTGATCCGATGGTGGCGCAGCTGCAGCAGATGCTCCAGCAGCAGGACGCGCAGGCTAAGCAGGCGGTTTCTGTGCTGCAGGGTCAGATCGCCGAGCTGCAGAAGCAGATGGCCGACCGACAAGCTGAGTTCGCGCTGAAAGACAAGGAGCTGGACATCAAGGCGGCCGATGCCGAGACGAAGCGCATGCAGGTTCTCAAGCCCGAGGCGCCTCAGGTGGCCGCCGCTCCTGACCCGGTGAAGGTCGCGGAACTCCAGATCCAACAGCGCGAGGCTGAAATCAAGGCATACGAAGCCGAGACGGAACGGCTCAAGGTCTTGGGCGCGACGATCACGCCCGATCAGATTCAGGCGCTGGTCGCGCAGACCGTGGCGCAGGCGCTGGCAGTGGCTCCACCGACGCATACGCAGACCACCGAGACGATTGTCATGGTGCCGCAGCCCGAGGAGCCAGAGGAACCCGAGGAATCGGAAGGCCCGGAGATGCCCGGCGAAGAACGAGACGACACCCCGCCCAACGGCGGGGTTCCCACTTCTGAGGACGACTGATGTACCGCGTACTGCGCCCGATCTACACGCCGACCGGAGAAACGCTCAAGTCCCTCGATGGTGACGACGTTCGATTCTTCCGCGTGGACTTCGAGGAAGTCGGCCGAGCCTTGAGCATGGCGGATGCGCTCGCCAAGTACGGCCGGCGTGCGGCTGGCATGTCGCCCGTTCTTGAGGCTGTAAAGAATCTTCACTGAACCCAGGCCGAACAGCCCCCGGCCCGGTAGCGCACGCGCGCACTGATCGGGGCAGCGCATCGCTGAGAAGCGACCGCAAGGAGAGAGCTACATGCTCGAAATGACCGCAGACAATCCGGCGACGGAATCTGCACCCACCGGCCAGGATACGGCCACTGGCACCCAAGTCACCCCGCAGAACGAGTCTGGCGAGGAACTGCAAGGCCAAGAGCTTGAGCAGTCACCCGAGCTTGACGAGATCGAAGAGGAACTGGAGGGCGTCAAACTTCGCGGAAGGAAGGAAGCCCTGGAGCGCATCAAGGCCGAGAGGCTGATGCAGCAGGACTACACGCGCAAGACGATGAGCCACGCCGAAGAACGGCGTGCGTTCGAGTCCGAGCGCGAGAGCTTCACCCGCGAGCGACAGGTGGCGGAACAGCTCGAAAACGAGCGATTCCAGATGCGTGCGATTGACACCCGCATGCAGCAGATCGCACAGGCGCTGCCACAAGTCAGCCAGCAGAACCCGGAACTGGCTCAACAACTTCGGGACGAGTTCATGCAGTTGCAGGGCGTTCGCCCGCGACTGGAGGGCTCCATCGCGCAGAAGCAGCAACAGATGCAACTGGCACAGCAGCAGACCCATGCCAAGCTGTTCAGTGACGCTCAGACCTTCCTCATGCGCGAAATCAAGGACTGGTCTCCCGCGAAGGACGCGGAGCTGGAGGGATACGCCAAGGGTCTAGGGATCAACACCCAGCAGCTTGGTCAGTTCCTCCTGCGAAACCCGGCCATCGCCGTCGCGCTTGACAAGGCGCAGAAGTGGGACAAGTCCGTGAAGGAACGTCTTTCCACCATCAAGAAGCCTGCGCCCGCGCCTGACAAGCCGGCCAGTCGGATCGAAGGCGGCAAGGCGAAGACGCAGAAGTCGGTTTCCGACATGAGCCCGGCTGAATACCGGGAGTTCCGTCGAAAGTCGGCAGGTCGCTGACCGCGAGAGGTCGGCATCTCTAACGCCGCGAGGCGCTGAGGAACACACATGAGCAACACATTCAAGGTGATCGACATGATCGCCAAGGAAGGGCTGGCCATCGCCCACGAGAAGGCCACTTTCACCAGCACGGTGGATCGTCAGTTCGATGAGAGCTTCAAGCCGCAGAACATCGGCGGCGGGCGCATCGGCGGCACTCTGCGCGTGCGCGAGCCGAACCGCTACACGCGGCGTCAGGGTTCGCGCATCATGGATGTGCAGGACACCGAGGAAACCACGCAGACCATCACCCTGGCTACCCAGGATGGTGTTGACATGCGATTCACGTCCGCCGACCTGGCGCTGAACGTTGACGACCCGTCACAGGTCCGCGCGTTCTCGCGCCGCTTCATTGAGCCTGCCATCTCGCAGCTCGTGAGCGGCATCGATGGCGACTGCATCACCACCGCCACCAAGGCAACGTACAACCTCGTCGGCACCGCTGGCACGGTGGTCGGCGCATCCGGCGACATCACCGCGCTCGGCCTGGCCCGCGCCCGGCTGAACCAAGGCCTCGCGCCGAAGGATCGCAACCGCGCGCTGCAGCTCGATTCCGTGACGATGGCGTCCATCGTCAACGCGAACAAGGGCCTGTTCATGCCCGGCGATCAGGTGGAGAAGGCGTTCGTGGAAGGCTACTACGGCCGCTCGGCGATGGCCGACTTCTACGAAAACGAGCGCACCTACTCGCACGGCAACGGATCGGACGTGACCGGCACCACCGATGCGGCGGCCGGCGTGACCGATGGCGGCTCCACCGTCTCGGCTGACACCGCCGCACCTGTCACCCTGACGGTCGGCTCGGTGTTCACCATCGACGGTGTGTACGCCTGCCACCCGGAGACGAAGGCGAGCCTGGGCTACCTGCAGCAGTTCACCAACACGGCCGGCACCGGCTCCGGTGGTGACATGACCGTCTCTCCGACGATCTACCTGACCGGCGCGAAGCAGAACGTGTGCTCGGCTGCGGGCGCTCAGCTGGCAACGACGGACTTCAACAGCAAGACCATCACCGTGGTCGGCTCGGCGAACACGTCCTACAAGCACAACCTGATGTACCACCGCGATGCGTTCGCGTTCGTCATGGCCGATATGCCCGTGATGGACGACGCACACAAGTGCGTGGTGCGCCGCGACGAAGGCTTTTCGATTCGCGTGTGGATGGCTTCGGACATCCGCAACGACGAACTGCTGTGCCGCTTGGACGTGCTTTACGGCTTCAAGGTGTTCCGCCCCGAGTGGAGCTGCCGCATCACCAACTGATGCAAGGCCCTTCGGGGCCTTTTCTCCCCCTTCATCTTCTCACTAGGAGCATCAAATGCCCGAGTACAACCAACTCTCCGACGGTCGCCCGGATGGCACGCAGCTCGGCCAATCGGCCAGCGACAAGGTGGCGTTTCACGGCGCCACTCCGACCACGCAGATCAGCTACATCGCCACGATCACGGCCAGCGCCACGCTGTCGCAGATCGTCGTGAACTTCAACGCGCTGCTCGACGCCCTCAAGACGCGCGGCCTGATCGCCACGTCGTGAAGATCGCCTTTGAAGGGCACGTTCCGGTGCCGCATGACGAGATGCTGCTGCATGTCGCGCATGCTCACGCGCTGGGACTGCCTTTCATTGGCGAGGTGCCGCCGCACGATAGACCGCTTGCGGTTGTCGGCGGCGGCCCATCCATCGCCGATCACCTGGACGAGGTTCGCGGCTTCGCGGACGTTTGGGCGATCAATGGAGCGTGCCGATTCCTTCGTGAGCACGGCATTGACTCCACGCTGATTTCCGTTGACCCGTGCGACTTCCTGGCCGAACGGGTGAGCGGAGCGAAGCGGGCCATCCTGGCTACGCGCTGCCATCCGCGCGTGTTCGGGGCGCTGGAGGGCGCCGACGTTCGGGTCTTTGACCTCGTGAACGACGTTCCCGGCGGCCACATCGTGAGCACGGCCACCGCGATGATGGCCTTCACCGTAGCGCCTTTCATGGGCTATCGGCGTGTCGTGTTCTTCGGCTGCGAGGGCAGCTACACGAAGCAAACGCATGCCTACATGGATGAGGCCGAGCTACAGGATGGCCGGTTCACAGTTGAAGTGGACGGCCGCAGATTCGATACCTCGCCTGATCTGTACATGCTGACTACCGGCATGGCCGAAATCATGCGCCTGACCGTTCCGGGCTCTTTCATGGAGCGATCCGGCGGACTGCTGCGGGCGCTGGTGGAGTGCCCTGCCCATGAAATCGTCGCAGTCTCCGACAGCCTGCGGCGGCAGATGAGGATCCAACCATGCCCGACCTGTTGACGACTGTGGAGACGGTCAAGCAAGGGCTCTCGGCGCGTGGCGTGAGCATCGCGCAGACCTACGCCGAGACGATGCCAGATGCCTACCTGATCCGCGTCACCTGTTCGGATGGGGACGCGGTGCAGATGTGCGTTGACTTCACGGGACCGAGCGAAAGCCAGCTAGACCACGCTGCGGACACCCTCAACTTCGCTGGCGTCTAGGAGAGACTGACATGCCCCATTGGATGAAAAGCGCCGATCACGGTGTGATGCCCCTGTACGACATGGGCGAAGTGGAGCGACACAAGAAGCTCGGCTGGGTCTACGTCAACACCGGGGAATCCATCGCTGCCGATTCGCCGCCCGCCCCTGCGTCCACGGCTGCGCCTTCTGTTCAGGCAATGCTGGACCCGGAACCGGCCGCGAGGATCACGGACGTACTGGACCAGAACGCGCCGGAGATCATCGCGCTGCTGGACGGCATGACCGTATCGGCTCTGGAGGGCCTGCGGGTGCGCGAGCGCGAAGGCCGGGCTCGAAAGGGACTGCTGCGCGCCATTGACGAGGCGATTGAGCAGGCCAAGGGCTGAGAGGGTAGGCCGTGGATCCCGTCACCAACTACGCCACGCTGAAAGCGGCGATCCCTGGAATGATGAAACGTGATGGTGACACGCAGATCACGGAGAACGTCGCCCTTTTCATCCAACTGTGCGAGGCGGATTTCCCGGATCGGCTCTTCCCTCGGGAAGAGGAATATGACACGGGCCTCACCGCCACGCTGAACAGCGCGACGATTGACCTTCCTTCGGACTACATCAGCCCGATTGCCCTGTGGCTGGTCATTGACAGCGAGCGCATCCAACTGCGGCAGCGTCTACCGCAGGAACTGCCATACGACAGCGACAGTGCCGAGCCGAGCGTGTGGGCCATTGACGGCTCGACCATCCGTTTCGACTGCCCGTGTGCGTCCGCGTACAGCGTGCGGTTCCGCTACCGCAGGAAGACCGACCTGTCGGACGCGAACCCGACGAACTACCTGCTGACTCGCCGGCCTGACATCTACCTGTACGGCTCGCTGAAACAAGCGGCGATGTTCACGGAAGACGACCAGGCAATCGAGAAGTATTCGGCGCTGTATGAGACGGCGCTTCGGTCTTTCGCCAATGCCGAGAACCGCAGCCGGCGCGTGCCGCTGCGAACCGACCTGCCGGGCACGGGCGGGCGTTCCAACATCTTCAACGGCGAGTAATCCATGACCGTCGAATCAGCCTCCAGCATCAACGACCTGAACGCGAGCTATCCGGCGGACTCCGATGTCCGCAGCGAAGGCGCGGCCCACATCCGGCTTCTGAAGACACTGCTGAAGGCCGAGCGCGGGATGGTCATCACGTCCAAGTCTGCGGCGTATGGCTTCGTGCTGACCGATGCGAACAACTCCTTCCTGCACCCCGCAGCCGACACCACGGCCAGAACGTGGACCATCCCGGCGAACGCATCTGTTGCGTTCCAGGTTGGGACTGTGCTGACGTTCATCAACGAGCATGGCGCTGGCGATATCACCATCGCCATCACCTCGGACACCATGCGTCTTGCTGGCGCCGGGACCACGGGTAGCCGCACGCTGGCCGCGAACGGCATCGCCACGGCGGTCAAGATCACCACGACGAGCTGGCTCATCAGCGGGACGGGCCTCACGTGAGCATCGTTCAGCGGCTCATCATGGGCTACTCGGGCGCTGGTGGAGGTGGCGGATCCGCGCCTGACACGACCGTCCCTGTTCTGTGGCTGGATGCGTCCGACTCGTCCTACTACACGCAGACCGGAGGCAAGTATTCGTCGCTGCGGGACAAGAACGGCGGGCTTGACTTCGTGCAGGCTACCGATGCAAAGCGGCCCACGGTGGACTCCACCACGTTCTCGCTCAACTCCATGGCGATCACCACGCAGTTGAACGTCAAAGCGGCCAGCAAGCTCAACGCGGGGGCTAACTTCACCTGTTTCATGGTCGGCTCCACGCTGACCGGATCTGGGTCATACAACCAGACGGCGATCCGCAACGGTTCGTACACAGTGCAGACCGGGACGGACATGTTCGGCCTTCTCGGGAACTCGTCGCAGATGGCTTGCCAGGTGGGTGTCTACGAAGGCAATGGGAACGTCGCCGACTCGTTCTACCAAACGTCCTCCTACATCAACGCATCCACGAAGTTCCTTCTGATGGCGTCGTCCGATGGCGTGATCCGGCTGAATCGTTCAGGCGTTTCCCTGTCGGGCGCTATCACCGGATCGCTGATCGTGGACCAGATCGGCGAGAACTCGGGCGGCGAGCTGTACCTGGGGCGTGGCACCGTGGGCGAAATCATCATCTATGACGAGATCCTCGGGGCCACGGAGCGCGCGGCGGTGGAGGACTACCTTTACGCGAAGTGGGGTACGCCCTGATGCCCCGCTATGACGTGAAGGACTGTTCGCAGGGCGTGAACCGCGACCTGATGCCGCAGGAGCTTGGCCCTGGCGTCTGGTCCGCCGTGAAGAACATGCGATTCACCAAGGGTTTCGCCGAGCGCATCGGCGGGATCTATGACCAATTCGACGCCCCTTCCGTCACGCCCTACTGGCTGTACTACTACGAAGCCGCGACGACCGGGTATTGGGTGCATGCGGGACTGACGGCGGTCTATGTGGACGACGGCACCACGCGCACGGACATCACGGGAACGGCTCCTGGCGGTGCGATTGATGATCGGTGGACCGGCGGCACCATCGGCGGGCTGCTGGTGATGAACAACGCATTCAACGTCCCGCAGTATTGGAACGGCAACACGGCGACCAACCTCGCCACGCTGACCGGATGGGACACCAATTGGCGCTGCAAGTCGCTGCGGGTGTTCAAGCAGTTCATCTTTGCCCTGAACGTCACGAAATCGAGCACCGCGTACCCGCACATGGTCAAGTGGTCCGCTGCGGCGCTCCCCGGTGCGCTGCCGACCTCATGGGACGCGACTGACGAGACGCTGGAGGCGCGCGAGGTCGAGATTGCTGAGACGCCAGACCCGATCATTGACGGATTCCAGCACGGTGACAGCTTCATCGTGTGCAAGGAGCGGAGCATGTACCGCTTCACGTTCATTGATGGCGCGCTGGTGTTCCAGTCGCAGAAGCTGCCCGCACCTACCGGGATGATGGCGCGCGGATGCTTCGCGCATACCCCGATGGGGACGGTGATTCTCGCCGTGGGCGATGTGGTCCTGTTCGATGGGCAGACCACGCAGAGCATCGCGGACGGACAGGTCAAGGAATACATCTTCAACAGCATGGACCCGGACAACTACGAACGCTCGTTCGTGGTGTCCAACCCGATCCGGCAAGAAACGCTCATTTGCTTTCCGACCATTGGTCAATCGGCCTGCAACAAGGCGATGGTGTGGGACTGGAAATCGGGGAAGTGGGGCGAGCGTGACCTTCCTAGCGTCACCTACGGCGCCACGGGCCTCATTGACGACCAGGCGACCGACACATGGGCGGCGGCCTCGGGTACGTGGGCGACTGATGTGCAGCCGTGGTATCAGGAGACGCTGACCGCGAACCAGACGCGCGTGATGATCTGCCGCACCGCCCCCGCGATTTCCGCGTATGACTACGGCGGAGACGACGACGGGACGGAGATTGAAAGCTATCTGCGCCGTGATGCGATTTCGATGGGCGCTGATGGAGGTCGGCGTTTCAAAGATGTGTGGCTCAACGTGGACGCGCCTGCGGGGACGGAGATTGGCGTGTCTCTCGGGGCTTCGATGTACCCGAATCAGGCACCCGTGATGCGCGATCCGGTGACATTCACGGTGGGTTCTACGCATCGTGTGCCGGTGATGGTGAAAGGCCGATACGCGGCGCTGGAGCTGTCGCATACGGGGCCGCAGAAGTGGAAGATCCGCAGCTACGGGATCGGCGTGCAGCCGGCGGGGAAGTTCTGACATGGCTGGATTGCTTGGTGACGTACTGCCGTACATCTATCAGCGTGCGAATGCGCTGAAACGCGGCATTGGCGACTTCGTGGCGGATCCGGTTGGATCAATCACGCAGGGCGTGAACTACGCGAATGACCGTGCGGGCGGATTGCTTGCGGCGACCCGTGCGGCGGCGGATGAAAGTGCGTCGAGCGGTGGCCTGGTGTATGGCCCTGCGAATCAGAAACTTGCCGGGATTCTTGCGAACGCCTACAACCCGATGGGCATCACGGTCTACCACGGCTCCCCGCACAAGTTCGCCAAGTTTGACAGTTCAAAGATTGGCACTGGCGAGGGTGCGCAGGCTTATGGGCATGGGTTGTATTTGGCAGAGTCGCCCGATGTAGCGACTCGATACCGTGACACGCTAACAAATTTCAGGCCAGACCATATCGAAGCCAAGCTAATCGATGCAGGAATTTCTCCTGAGTTTGCAAACACCTATTCTCAGTTTGCGGCGCAGACGAAGGGCGGCGCTCGCGGGCTTGACGATTTTGCGGAGTTGATGGGTAAGCCTGGACCGTCGCCATACATTGAGCAGTTCCGCCAGCGGATTAGGGCAGAGCTTCCCGCTGCGCGTAAAGCGGCCGATGCTATAGCCGGCTCCCTCTACAAAGTAGACCTCCCCGACAGCGCAGTGGCCCGCATGCTGGATTGGGATAAGCCGCTGAGTCAGCAGGCGCAAAACGTGAAAGATTCACTGGACGCGCTCAAGCAAGCAAACCAGCAAGGCTATCAACGTCTTGTAGACGCCCAACTAGGCGGGCCGTTGATGGATCAAGCGGCGGGGATGGACCTGTATCGCAATCTCATCAAGGGCGCAAACGAGCGCCAAATGGCCGAGGTAATGCGCCAGCAAGGCATACCCGGCATCAGATACCTAGACGGAGGATCGCGCGGCGCAGGCGGTGGAACATCGAACTTTGTGATTTTTCCAGGCGAAGAATCGCTGCTGACCATCCTCGAACGCAACGGCATGCCGTTGCCGAAGTGATGTACACGCCCCTAGCCCCGCCTTCCGACCCGAAGGCGCTTTCGGCGTTTCAAGACGGCGAACTGCAACGCAGCGCGCAGCCCCTGAACCAGCGACAGGACCGCGTACAGCTTCGTGAGATTCACGCGGCGCTCGACAAGCCGAGAACGGGCGACGTGTTCTTTGCAGATGGCACGGACTATGACCCCGGTCTAGGCCAAGGCCCGTACTGCTACATCGGCGGGCTGTACGTCAAGATGACTGCGGCCCTTGCCGGTGAATCGGTGAGTGCGGCAAAGACTTTCGACATCACGGACGCCAACAAGGCGTTTTTGCATCCCAGCGCGGACACGACAGCGCGGACATGGACGATTCCGGCGAATTCGTCGGTCGCCTATCCGCTGTTCACGGCGCTGACCTTCATCAACCAGAACGGGGCCGGCGTGATTTCGATTGCGATCACGACCGACACGATGAGGCTTGCGGGTGCGGGAACGACCGGCACGCGGTCACTCGCGGCCGATGGAATCGCCACGGCGATCAAGGTCACAGCGACCGAGTGGCTTATCTCTGGCACAGGACTTACATAGGGGGCCTATATGGCACTGACTACAGAGCAACTTCAGAAGATGGCATCCCTTGGCTATGGCGGTGTGCTCAAGAAAGACGGGTTGATCTACACCCCCACCATGACGTCTTCCGACATGGGTGGCGAAAATAACTTCACTGGCGGGCAGACGTTTTCTGGCTACAACGTACTCCCCGAGGGCTGGAAGTTTGGCGACATGGCCAAGCAATACGATGCGCAGGGGAACTACACGCACGACTGGCAAACGTCCGCGCCGGACCTGTGGGACAAGCTCGGCCCGGGCCTTGCGATGTCGCTGATTGGCTATGCGGGCTTGCAGGGCCTGATGGGGGCGATGGGCGGCAGCGGAGGCCCAATGAGCGGATTTGACGCTGGTGTGCCAACGGCCGGCGAGGTGGCGGCGCAGAACGCGGCATTCGCCGAGTCGATGAGCCCCTATCTCGCCAAGGGCGTGCCGCAGATGATGGGCACGCTTGAGCTGATCCCGGAATCGGCCATGCCGGTTGCGCCGACTGGCTACACCGGCCCGACTTTTGGCGGTATCGGGACAACGCTCGCGAGCGGGGCGAAGAGCGCTGCCAGTTCTCTGATCCCGGGAGTCAGCGACAAGGCCCTAGGCATCGGTGCCACGGTCTTGGGCGGCGCTCTCGGCTCGCAAGGCACGCCCGACCAGACGCAGGAAAAGAAGATGGATCCGCGAATGGATCAGTTCGTCTACGGCGAGTTGATGCCGAAGGTGCAGGGATTGCTGAACTCACAGATGCCGCTGGCTCAACAGGCCGGCGATCAGATGCGGATGGTGGGCTCCGGCTTGCTGGGCCAACCCATTGCCCCCAACGGATTTGAGCGTTTCACGCGCGGGAGGTATTGAGCATGTTCTACGGCGTACCTGGCGGCCTTTCTGGCGCTGCGTGGGGGACTCAGGACAGCAACGGCGTATGGTCTGACTGGGCAAACCCTGCGCCGCAGCAAGTGGCCGCCTACGATCCCGGCGCTGGCGCGGCTTTCGGTGGCGCGGCTGATGCGTACATGGGCGATCCAAACGCCTACGCGGCGCAGATGTCGGCGCCTGTGGCGACTCCAGCGGCTGGTGGCATGGCGCCCGTGGGCGGGGCATCTTTCGGCGGTGCCTCCCCCGTTCCGATGGCCGGCGACATGAGCGCGGGCGGTTCCACCTCGTTCAACGGCGGCCCCGGTGGTTATGGCGGCGCGACATTCGGCGGCGCAGGCGGGGCTTCGGCCCCCGACATGGGCGGTTTCCTGCGTGGCCTCGACTGGTCCCCGCAGAACGCGGCCAATGCAACCCGGCAGATGACGCAGGCCATGCAGCAATACGGGTGGACCGCAGACCAAGTGGGGCAGAACCTCGGATTCACCGGACAGCAGATCAACGACCACATCGCCAAGTACGGCGCCCCTTCTTCTGGCTCTCAACTGTCAGGCGCGGGCGGCGCAGGCATGGGCGGGTACGGCAACATGCCGCAGAACCCGTACCTGCCGACCATCGCCAACGACATCACCCGCCGCAGCACGGACATGATGAACGCCGGCATCCGCCAGGCGCGCGGCGCTGCGATCATGGCCGGTGGTTTCGGCGGCACGGGGCAGGGCCTGCTGGAGAACGCGGCGATCAAGGGCAGCGTGGACAACCTTGCCGGCCAGCTCGGCAACCTGTACGGCTCGGCTTGGAATCAGGACCAATCGCGCGACTTGCAGCGGTATCAAGCTGACCAAAATTTTTGGACGAGTCAACGCGGACAAGACCTGCAAGCGGCTGGCCTCGGCGCCTCGCTGCTGGGACAGGGCGTGAATCTGCCGTGGTCGCCGATCCAGAACGCGGCCAACATCGGCGGCGGGTTCTCCGGCATGGGTGGGTCGGTGACGACTCCGGGGCAGGGGAGCGGTGCGCAAGGAATCCTAGGCGGGATGCTCGCCGAAGCACAACCCGACAAGAACTTCGGGTATTTCCTCTAAGGGGCTGACATGGCACTACTCGGAGACGGATGGAACGATCCGCAAAGCGCGGCCATCATGGCGCTGTCTGCCGGCTTGCTGGGCCGCAACTTCGCAGGCGGCCTCTTGGGCGCGAACCAAGCCTATGCGCATGGCAAGGCGGCGCAGCAACAGGCGGCGATGCAGCAATTGCAGATGAAGCAAATGCAAATGGGTCTAGACCGCGAGCAGCGCGCGCTTGAGATGGACGGCGCATTGCGGCAGGCGGCTAAAGATTCTTTCCTGACGCCAGAGCGGGCAACTGCTCTGAGCATGGGGCCGATGCCTGACGGGTCAAACATGCCGATGGTTCAACCCGGTTTTGACATGTCGGGATACGTCAATCGCGTTATGCAGATTGATCCGACAAAGGGCATTGGATTGCAGCAGGCGATGCAGAAAGACGATACTCCGATCCCCGTGGCTCCTGGCGCCTCGCTCTACTCAAAAAAGCAGAACAGGGTTCTATTTACTGCGCCAGACAAGGCGGACAAACTGCCAGCCGAAGTGCAAGCGTATGAGTACGCGCGTGGGCAGGGCTATCAAGGCACCTACGAACAGTGGGACCGAGAGCGGAAGAGGGCTGGGGCTGTCAAGGTTGAAGTGCCGATCAACATGGGGCAGAAGGGGCTAGACAATGAGCTATCCCTGCATTCCAAATGGCGTCAGGAGCCGATCTACAAGGCGCACCAAGACGTAAAAAGCGCCTACTCGCAAATCAGTGCGGCACTGGCGCAGCAAAGTCCTGCTGGGGACCTTGCGGGCGCCACCAAGCTGATGAAGATCCTAGACCCGGGCTCGGTGGTGCGAGAGTCTGAATTGGGGATGGCGATGGCCGCTAGTGGCGCGATGGATCGGCTGGTGAACTACGCGGACAAGATCATCAAAGGCACCAAGCTAACGCCGACGCAGCGCAAGGACTTCCAAACGCTTGCCGATTCACTCACCGCCGAAAGCGTCAAGCAATACAACGCGAAGCGCAACGAGTATGCCAGGTTCGCGCAGGACTACGGGCTGAATGCTGATCGCATTGTCGGCGCTGAAGAGCGCGGGGCTACTGTTCCAACGCAGCAGCCTAGCCCGGGCGTTACGCGTCGATACAACCCGGTCACCAGGAGGATCGAGTAATGCCGCAACGCATAGAAGTTCCCGGTATGGGCGTGGTGGAGTTCCCTGATGGCATGAGCGATGCGGACATTACTGCCGCGATTGAAAAGAGCATGCCATCTCAGTCTTACGAATCGGGCAAGCGTGCGCCTGGGGCCTTGCAAGGCCTTATCAACGTCGCGCAGGGGCCTACGTTCGGCTTCGCCGATGAACTTATCGGCGCTGGCGGCGCAGTGGTCGGGGCGTTGCAAGGAAGGCCAATCGGTGAGTCCTACCGCAGCGCCCGCGACTTCGCGCGCGGTGCATCGGACTATCAGACTCAGCAGAATCCGATCTTTTCAGCGGTCACGCAGGGCATGGCGTCATTGCCTATTGGCGGAATGTTCACCAAAGCAGCGCCAGCTGCTAACACCATCCTGACTGCCGGGAAGTCTGGCGCTCTCACGGGCGGTCTGTACGGTCTAGGCGCGTCAAAAGCCGAGGATCTCACTGGCATGGCGCTTGATACGGCGGGCGGGGCTGCATTGGGCGGCGTCGTGTCTGGTGCAGTTGGTGCTGGGATGCGCGGCGGTGGTGCCGTGCTGGGCAATGTGCGGGAGCGATTTAGCCCGAAGGCTGCTAATGCTGCGGCAGAACTGAAAGTCGCCGAGGCCCTGGCCCGTGATGCGCGCGGCACTGTAGCCACTTCCGGCCTGACCAACCCCGCCTTGCAAACTGAGGCGCGGCTAGCCAAGCTCGGCCCCGATGCGATGATCGCCGATGCAGGCGGCCAGAACACGCGGCAGCTACTGGATACGCTCGCCACTCTGCCGGGCCGCACGAAAGAGACCGTGGCGAATGTGCAGCATCAGCGCATGGCCACTGAAGGCGGGCGCCTTCGCACGGCTGCGCAGAAGGCATTGGACACGGGCGGGCAGCGGTTGGCCGGAACGGTGGAGAGTCTTGCTGAGACGCGCGCTCAAGCGGCGGCGCCCCTGTACGGCCAACTGCGACAAGTCAACATTCAGCCCACGCAGGACCTCGCTGATGTGGTCGCCGCAGCCGATCAACTCGGCGCGCTCAAGCATGCTCGCACGCTCGCCACGGCACGGCAACAGCCATTCTCGATTGACCCTACGCAGCCGGGTCCGTGGAACGCCGGGCAGCTTGACCATGTGAAGCGCGGGCTAGATCAACTGATCGCCAAAGAGACGAAGCCGGACGGCACGGTTACGCCTGTTGGCGCTGCTATCAAAGAGCTGAATCAGCGCATGATTTCCATGCTCGACGACGCGACCACGGACCCGCAGACCGGGCGCAGTCTCTACAAAGCGGCGCGCGATGCCTTTGCCGGGCCATCTGCCCTGATCGACGCAGCGAACGCAGGGCGGCGCATTCTTTCTAGCGACGATAACGCGATCACCACGATGATGCGGGGGATGAGCACGAGCGAGATTGAGGCATTCAGGATCGGCGCGAATGAAGCCCTGCGGGCGAAGCTGGGCACGCAGGCCGGGCGCACTGAGCTGATGAACATGTGGAAGAACGACGCCACGCGGGAAAAACTGCAAGCCGTGTTCGGCGACAACATCCGCAGCTATCGTGAGTTTGCCGCTGAACTGGCAAGGGAAAACGTCAAGCGCGGCATTCAGAAGGTCAACACCGGGTCACAGACCGCAGCGCGCATTGCCGGCATGGGCGATATGGACGCGGGCGTATTGCAGAGCGTGGCGGGCACTGCCGCAGCCGCGAAGTCGGGCAACCCGCTGGGGCTCGTGGCTGGCGCTCGGGATGTGTGGAACAAGGTGCAGCTCCCGCAGACAACCCGAGACCAAATGGGCGCGCTACTTCTCCAGTCCGGTCCTCAGGCGCAGCAAAGCCTGCTCAGAATGCGCGACCTGACCAACCGCATCAACGAAAACAACGCGCTGTTGTATCAGTCCACGGGACTGCTCGGAGGCAACCTGATCGGAACCAACATTCAGCCGCGTGGATTACTCTACGGGCAGCAGTAACACTTTCCCCAAGCCCGCCAGTCGGGCTTTTCTCCACCCCTAACGCCGAGACGGCGCCGGAGTTCATCATGTCCTATATCTCTCGCCCGACGGTCACTCGGGCCGCCAACACGACCGCCTACACGGCTGGCGATGTTGTCGGCGGCGTGATCAACTTCAAGGGCTTCCCTGCGCAGGCCGACGTTCTGATCACCTCAGCGGATCTTCGCATTGACATCGCTTCGATCCCTTCCGGGATGACCAGCTTCCGGCTCGAACTGTACAAGGAGCGCCCCGCGTCGGCCTACGTGGACAACGACGCATGGGACTTGCCAAGCGGCGACCGAGACGACTACATCGGGTTTGTTGACATTGGCGTGATCGCTGACAAGGGATCAACCTTGTACGTGCAGAACAGCGACGTTCGTATGCAGGTTCGCACGGGCTTGATCGGCCTGTTCGGCTACTTGGTCACGACTGACGCATTCACACCGGCGAGCAATTCGGAGGTGTATCGCCCCTGTCTGCGTGCCTATCCGCTGTCCGGGGCCGCCTAAATGAAGGCGGCACTTCGGCTGCTGCTGGCGCCGTACCGCTTCAGCAACGACATCGGCCAGCCGGGCACGATCGGCTTCGGTGCCGGCATCTGTCCAGCGCTGCCGGCAGGCTTCAGCGAGCTGCCCGGCACACGTCTGCGCTCCCATGACAACTATGGCAACTACCGCTACACCGACGGCTCGATCATGGTCTGGGTGCCGGCCTTCTGGTTCCGCCTCGGCCACGCCTCGAACCCCACGTATGCCACCTACGGCGCCAACAGCATCGCCATCCAGCCCATCTGGGCCTTCGCCGATGACGCCGCCGCCAACGCCCAGGGCTACTACCGGCACCGCGCATTCGTCAACGGCGGCGCAAACCAGCTGGGCTTCTTCCGCGACAAGTACCACTGCTCCAACCAGGCAGGCGTGGCGACCAGCGTAGCTGGGGCCATGCCTCTCGTCAGCGCGGCGGCTACCGGCAACAGTCCGTTCAGCGGCCTGACCGGTGCGCCCACCAACGCCTACCACGGCGCCATCGCGGCGTGCAAGACGCGCGGTGCCCGGTTCTTCCCTGAGTCGGTCTACATCGTCGACGCCATCGCGCGCCTCACCGAGGCGCACGCCCAGGCCGCGACATCGGCCAATGTCTGCGCCTGGTACAACGGCGCCGGTGTGTCCAACTTCCCCAAGGGGAACAACAACAGCGCCCTGGCCGACGCGAACGACGCCACGGTGACGTTCACGTCGGCGGGTGCGTCCGGCACACCCCTGCTCGCGTTGACCGGCAGCGCCAGCAACCTGGCCAAGACCACCCACAACGGCCAGGCCAACGGCATCGTCGACGTGAACGGCAACGTCTGGACGATCAACCTGGGCCTGACCAGCATCGCGACGTCGAAGGTCATCACGGCGGCGACGCAGGCCAACCCAGTCGCCCTGACGGTCACAGGCCACGGCCGCACGACGGGCGACACGATCATGGTCACCGGCGTGGCCGGAATGACGCAGATCAATGACCGCATGTTCACCTGCACTGTGGTCGACGCCAACACCATCACGCTCGATGGCACCAACGGCACCGGCTTCAGCGCCTACACGTCGGGCGGCACAGTCTGGAAGGGCGACTTCTACACCCTGAGAACATCCGTCGACATCGCCGCCGTCACTTCCGGCACCACGCTGGCCACGGACCATTGGGGAGCAACAGGGGTCGCCGCGCAGTTCGACCCGATCACCCTGGCCTGGGCGACCACGTACAGCAGCAACACCGCTGCCCAGCGCTACGGCAACGGCGCAAATGCCGTTTTCGACATGAGCACCGCCAATGGCCGTGCTCTTGCCATGGCTGGCCAGCCCGCCGCCGGCGGCATGAGCACGGCCGGCACCAACGCGATGGGGCAGGACTACTACTACCAGTACGTGCGGGATCAGCTCTGTGCGCTATCGCGCGGCGGCTGGAGCGACGGTGTCAATGCCGGGGTCCGCGCGCGGTATCTGGCCCTCGCCCGCGCCAGCGCGAACGCGAACGTTGGGGTGGCCGCCGCGTGCTACCTGTGAATATGATCCAAAGGAATACCACACTGAACGGCTCTGTAGTAGAGCCAAGCGTACGCTACGCCGAGTTCGTCAGCCCACTGCGCGACGGTCTGAGTCTTTCCGTGGGCGGTCAGGGTTCGATTGTTCGTGCGGTTGTTCGCCTGCGTTTTTCTGGTGGCCCACTCGCAGTTTTCAGGAGAGTACGGCAGGGCTGTGTCGCGGCGCTCAATCGTCATTCCCGGAGGGCATGGCCCCATCGCCAGTGCAAACGCCTGGAACGACCCAAGCCACTCAGGGCAGACAGTCACGCCATTTCCGCCGTAGGACGGGTAGCTGATATGGCGCGGATCAGTGCATCTGGCGATCATGTTCTCCCACGCCTTGCGCTCTCGGGGCATCGAAGCCCTGGAAAACGGGTGCTTCGCTCGGGAACCGACAGAGACCCCGTTCTCTCGTCTGCTCTCGACCTGCCGGCATCCGCAGCTCGTTGTGTCGCCACGGATGAGGTTCGTGGCCTGCACGGCCTTCGTTTTTCCACAGTCGCACACACAGGACCAGACGGCGCGACCCTGGGGCGTGTTCTCGCACCTTGCCGCGACGAGCAAGCGCCCGAATCTCTGTCCAGTCAGATCATGCATTCGTCGGCTTTCGTTGCGTTTGCTTCGCACGGGGCGAATTTTAACAGGAGCCAGACCAAATGAACCGCACGTTCGCGACCATCTTCGTGCCACTGGAGCACGCCCAGCTCGGCGCTGCTCTGGCGGCCACCTTCGGCCCGGGCGCTCTTGCGTTCGGCTGGACAGCCCGCTGTGGTGCCGGCGGAGTCGCCACGCACCACATCACCAGCGGCATGCTGGCAGAGCCCTTTGTGGAGGCTCTGGCCAGCCCGCAGACGCTGCGGGAAGCGTTGGCGTCTGTCGCCCCACTGAGCGAGGATGAGGCCGCGCAGATATGGGCCAGCCTCGACGTGTCCACTGAGAGCGCAGAAGCCGCGCTGTCTCGGCTCGGCATGGAGCTTGAACGGCAAGAGGCCATCGCATGAAGCTCGCCCTCTACAAAGGCCCAGCCCAAGACCTGGCGCACAAGATCGCCCATTGGGCTGTCTGCACCTTCACCGGCTCGCCCTACAGCCACTGCGAGCTAGTCATCAACGGCGTCTGCTGGTCAGCCAGTGCTCGGGATGGCGGAGTGCGCGGCAAGCTGATCGACCTGCACAGCGGGCGGTGGGACGTTATCGACCTGCCCGACACATTCAGCGAATCCGACGCGCTGGCGTGGTTCAAGGATCACGATGGCCTGCAATACGACTGGGCCGGCGTGATGCGCTTTGCCCTGCCGTTCCTGCCGCTGTCGCGCAGCCGCTGGTTTTGCTCCGAGGCTTGCGGCGCAGCCCTGGGCATCGGTCAGCCGCACAAGCTCACCCCGCGCAGTCTCGCGCAGATGTTCCAACACTGACGCGACGAAAGGACCGCGCCTGTGAGCATTGAACACGCCCCCGACACCGTGGCGATTGCCGCAAAGGCCGCCGTCGTCGCCGAGCGCGCCGGCATCACCCTTGCAGCCGGATCCGGCGCCGGGCAGATGCTTGGATGGACCCCTGACCAGTGGGCCATCATCGGCGTCATCTGCGGCATCTGCATCGGCTTCGTCGGCATGGTGGCGAAGGTGGCGATGGACTGGCATTTTCGCAGTCAGCACCTCAAGCTGGCGCAGAAGCGGTCGAAGGCGCTGGAGACGACGCCCGGGGTCCTGGAATGACAGCGCTCTGGCGCCGCCTGAAGGGCTACCGCCTGCTGATCCTGGCCGGCGTGATGACGCTGGCCGAGGGCGCGGTGGCGATGGGCGTGCCGCTGCCGTGGTCTGACCAGATCCCGCCGCCGGCCCGGCCGCGGGTGATGGCCCGCCGCGGGGGC